TTCACCCCAGTCAATGCTGTATTCTACTGCACGAGCCAGTGCGTCTGCCACAGCTTCTACTCGCAAATAGAACAACAAGTACTCTGTGTAAATTTTGTCACTGCACCAATGATCAATTTTCTTGTTGTTCTTGAGTAACCAAGTCATAAACTGTGCAGGATTGATAGCTCGTGTGTTTACGCAATAGCGACCAAACTTTACAAAGGCTCGGTAGTACGGCGAATCACAAAAGTCCTCAAACGTTTTGAGTTTGGCTGACCCTTGTGCCATTTCATAGAACTTGATATAGGCCTGAAAGCCCAGTTGTACACCGCGCTCACTTTGTTCCATTCGACGTCGTTTGGGCTCGCACATGTGTACTGCAATAGAGCTTTCTCTTGCAAACTCTTTCTTGCAAAACTCACATGTAAACTTACTTGTTGTCTCGGCCATGTGCTCTAATGTATTGATCAAGTTCTTTTTTGGTTGTTATTGCTGCCATAACATCTATCTCGTCAGACTTGTAGTGTGGGAACAGCTCTGCCAATTGTTTTTTTATGCTGCCAACACCTGCTTCTTTTTTCTTGGGAGCAATCCAATTGTGTCTCATTGCACCTAGTCCTGGGCTCACAGTTGTGGCCATGAGCCATTGCAGTTTGCGATGTCGTGTTGAGTTGATGTTAAAGAAGTTTTTGTTCAGTCTCTCATTGGTAGCAATCACATAAAACTCTTGCAAGTCTCTTGAGCCTTCTACTGCTGATCCCCAACGTATCATGAGAAACGGTGCAAACTTCTTGCGCTCTTCATCTGTTAACTCGTCGTAGAAATCTCTGACCTTATGATCAAACATTTTCATCTCGTTAGCAATGCTTAGTTTATCAGTCATGTGTTTTCTTTAGATTATACAACACAAATAGTTGGTCCAACAACTCTCGCATGGCCGGATCGTGTTCACACATTTGTAGCACTTGATTTATTTCGCTACGATATTCTCTCATAGCAATGCTTTCGCTATCAGTCCAACCCACTAACTGTCGCTTAATTTGACCCATTTCCCGAGCATAGATTCGATTGTCTACCCGCTCGTAAATGTAAGTTGTACTTGGTTTGAGACTTCCCATTTTTCCTTACCAGGCCTTGTTATAATCCACAATTTCACAGTTACGACTAATGTCTTTGACAAAGTACACACACTCAGGCTCGGCGCCATCAGTAATTGGCACCGCTAGCATTTGACCATTTTTAAGTTTAGGAGCATACCATGATACTTCATGATACACATCTAAAATTTCAATGTCCGGAAAACTAGGGCGGAAACTGGTCAATGGATTAAACTGAAATACCTTGAACCCACGATCGTTGATTGATGTCAGAGGCAACACTTCTAAGTCACCAATCTCAGGTTCGCCAATTAGCACTTGCCAGTCCATGGGCATCTTGATTGTGTTATCGCCTATGCGTAATACCAGTGCCGGACTGTTAAAGCTCTCTAAAAAGATCAACGGAATAAAGTGATAGTCAGGATCTGCTGGATTAGAGTTATCTAGTATAGCAAACCTCATGTCATCCACCTCTTCAGGCAAGTGGTCAAGGTCATAGTGTTGATTGTCTAGTGTTAGTATTCGCATAGTAGTATATTACAGTATTTCGTAGTAGAAGTCAAGTTTATTTGATCTTCATCCACTCTAATTTTTCTACTGAGAACGGATAGTTGGCTTCCTTGTAGAATTGTTTGCGTTTGGTTAGATGTCGTTTGGCAAACTTACATGTTGATGTTATGTCCCAGATCTGTACATGGTCTTTGTCTTCTGCTTTACGTATGCCACGACCAATTGACTGTATAACACGCACAAAACTCTTGCCCGGTTCAATAAGCACTAGATTAAAAATACGTGGAATGTTAATACCCACAGCAGCCACGCCATATGTGGCCACAATGATTTTGCCTGTTGCTTCGGCCACTTCGTCATATTCATCTTGTCTGGCTTTTGCTTTGGTTGCGCCACTCACAAACACAGCACCGTCGCCCAGTCGTTCTACCAATTGCCTGCCACATTCTGTTCTGTCTACTAACACAAGTGTGTTGCCTGTTTCGTTAACCCTGCGCACAAGGTCTGCCATGGTATCCAATCTACCCGATTCTTCCAGCAGGTATTTAAGCTCACTTTGATAGTTTGAGTATTCCACATGATCCACCAACTGCACAATGTTAACATGACACTGCGCCAGCACACCACGATCCTGTAGTTCACTTGCACTGAGTTTACTAACAACAGGGCCAAGACCAACTAGTAATGCCTGGCTCTCAAACTTCTCTTTGGGTATGGTTCCGGTCAGGCCCCAACGAATTGGCACTCTAGCCATGATGCCTGTTAGCAAGGTTTTGAGTGCATCTGCTTTGGCCATGTGTACTTCATCCACAATAACACACACCACATCTTCCATGAAGTCCTGTATGGTAAATTTTGCTGTGCCTTCTTTTGAATCTTTAAGCAGGTTATTTAGACTTTGCCAAGTACAGATAGTATGTGTCTTGCCGTAGTCTTTCCTATCACCAAAATACACACCAACATCCAGCCCCAAGTTAACATAGTCTTTTTCTGTTTGTGTTACCAAGCTCTTGTTGGGCACAATTACAATTGATCTACCATAAGGTTGTACGTTCCAACTCAAGGCTGCTGTCATGATAGTCTTGCCTGCACCTGTGGCCACTTCTTGTATGCATTGCGGATTCTGCAAGTAGTTGTTGATGATCTCTACTTGGTAATCTCGCAACACAATGGGTTCACCCTCTTGTGGGTGTCCTTTGGGCCATAGTGTGCCAGAAAATGTATCTTCCTTCATCAACGCAAACTCAAATGTAGTTGAATACTCGCGCTGGTCATCTAGTTCAATGTCGTAGTTGTACTGTTCTAAGATAGGAATAATCTCAGGCAACAGATTGGTGTATGTGCTACCACCAAGTTGGAAGTAGGCAATCTTGCCATCCCACCTCCCAAGTCTCACAGCAGGCAAATACCTTGCTGCCGGATTCTCGTACTTAAAAGTATTAACCAGTTTTTTACGCACATCCAAATCAAGCCCTTCTAGTTTGATATTGACTTCGTCACGTATTTGTATTGTGCATTGTTTCATTCTATAGTTACTCTGTTTACGTGCTGGCGGCGGGCAATCTCTTTTAGCAAGGTGCTACGAGACACAGTCTCTTCTAGTTCTGCCAGTGGAAAGCGTAGCGGTAGTGCTCTTGTATTATACACGTTTTCTATGTCGCGAGCAAGGAAAAAGTCTTGATGTGCCTGAACGTATTTTGCCATGCTGGACAATTTGGTTTCTAGGTCTCTATCGTAAAATGCCACATTGAAATCGGCACTGTAGTGATCAAACGGACAAAACGCATCATCGCCAATGTATTGGTCATTATCATGTGCAAGGTCCTCTACAGTTTTGCCTATCTCAGCATAGTTCAAATACACAGTACCAAACTTGATACGCATGGTTCCGTGTTGCCGTTGTAGTGTTGTGCTAAGTTGATGCGTCTTGGGCATGCCATACCATGTGCATACAAATCTATGCGGGTTGGTTCCTAGTATGCCTTCACAACGATGTACAGCCAAGTTTAAATTAGCCAAAGCTTCTTGAACCGGTACTGGCGCACTATGCCAGAATCTTGTGTTTTGTTGATCTAACAATCCGTGATACTGTTCAAAAATGTTGTGCATGTAGTTTAAACAATTTTGATCAAATGTAAACTTGCGACGTATGATGTACTCATAGGAGTTTATGGTTTCGATACATTGTTCAATCGAGGCAATGGCACGGGCAGTTTCTTCTGCAGGTGTGCCAAACCCATAAAATCTATCTGGATGATCCAAAGGCCATTGGTCACGCTGACGCATCCGCTCTAGCCACAACTGAGTTATGGGATTGTCTAGTAACCGGAATTGTAGTGTGAGGTCAGAGTCATGGCCTAACTCAATGAGCAAGTGTTGAGGCATAATAACAGTATATACTTATCACTGCAAAAAGTCAAAAAGACAGGTACCTTTTTTAAGGGTACCTGCCATAAAGCCTGGGCCGGAGCCAACCAATGCCCAGGAAAAAGGAAACAAAATGAACTAACCAACTACTACTCGAAAACCCTGTTGCTCCTGTTCGTCTGCCTCATACTGGGTATCCACAGCAAATAGGAATAAGTCACCATCATAAATTTTATACATAATTAGGCACTCTTCATACATGTTGTCTCTGACATGCGCTTCCAGTTGTTGGGAAAGCTCTTGCGTAAGTCTGCAATCTTGAGCGCCATTCGCAAGGATACCTCACGCAGGCGTTCTTTGTTGGCATGCATAAAGTCAATAATGTCATCTTGTGCATACTCATTAAAGTCGTAGTCTGCAAACAACACGCCATCTTTGGCAATCTGTTTGATACGCAACAACTTGTCACGCATGGTGTCCAAGGTCAAGTCCAGATAGTGACAACGTGACTGCAAGGCATCCAAGTGGTCCCGCAATTTTTGAGACTTCATCTTGTCAAACTTCAAATTTGTGATAAAGATAACGCTACCTTTAAACTCAAAACGGTCTGGGATGCCCTCACGGCGCAAGGCACTGCTCTCTGACAGCCAGCTAATGACACGTTTCTTGCCTGAGTCCAAGGCACCCTTGAGCAAGTTAAGAGCAACGTCATCTAACAAGATGCTGTCACAGTC